CCGAGGCGGTGACGGCGTTGGTTCCATTCGAGCCGATCATGCGCTGGTTTGCTTTTGGGCATCTACCGCCCAAGCTCGCCGATGTGTCGTGTTGGTTTGCCGTGCTCGCAGTGGAAGTGACCGCGCTACCACGATGCGCCGAGCGCACCGTCGCGTTGCGAAAATTGCTCGAGGCAAAAGACGCGGCGGTACGGGCCGCGATGATCGAGGCCGATCAACCCACACCATAAATGTCTGACCTCGCCGACCGAGTGCCCGCGGCCCGACGCGGATCCTCCTAGCCAGCTGATCACCAAGCCACGCGAGCGGGTATTGCCCCGCGGATCTCGGCGGCGAGGTCGGGCCCCATAGGGGCCCCTGTTGTGTCGTGGTGGGTGGATCGGATCGTCCGCGCGTCGTGCGAGGTGACACATGCCTGCAGTCAAACAAGAGGTCGTCACGGTCAAAGGCGAGATCACGCGTTGGCGCGCGATCAACGACGGTTGGGGCTTTGGTGTGCTGCGCGGGCCCGAGGGCCCCGTTGCATTCACAGGCAAGCTACTGGCCCGCGTCGGTGACACCGTCGAACTCGAGGGCGTATGGAACGAGCACGAGCGTTTCGGGCTGCAGCTCAAGGTTCGAGCGTGCACCGTCGCGCGGGCCGATACGACCGATGGGATCATCGCGTGGCTTTCGTCGACGTTGCCCAACATCGGGCCCGGTCGCGCGCAAGCCCTCGTTGACCGCTTTGGCGTCGGGTTGTGGGACGTGATCGAGCAACGGCCACACGAACTCGCCGAGGTCAAGGGAATCACCGCAGACCGCCTCGACGCGATAGTTGCCGCCTACCGCGAGCACCGGGCCGAACGTGACTACATGATCCGTTTGCGCGGTTGGGGCTTGACCGACAGTCAGATCGCCCGTTGTCGGGAGGTCGACGCGTGGCGCGTGGCGCGTTTCCAACCCGTGCCATTGAGTGAGATCGTCGATCGCGTACACGCCAATCCCTATGAACTATCGCAACACGTGTACGGGTTTGGTTTCGTGCGCGCTGATCAAGTCGCCAAGCGCGCCGGGATCCCGCACGAGTCGCCGGCACGCATCGCCGCCGGCGTCGAGCACGTGCTCGAAGAAGCCGCCGGCGCGGGCGATTGTTTCCTTTGGGGCGCCGAGGTGCAACGGCGCGCAGCAAAGTTGCTCGACGTCGCACCCAAGCTCGTCGCCGACGGGATCCGCTCGACCGTGGCGAGCGGCCGGATCGCGGCGCGCTCGGCCCGGTATTACCCGCGGCGGCTCGACGAGGCCGAGGACACTTGCGCGGTGCGCTTGTCGGACATGATCGCGCGCACGCGCGACGCAAACGTAATCGATCTCGCGGCACGACGCCGCCAAGCAAAAGGGTGAGCATGACAGACGAGGGTGATCGACCAATCCAATTGCCACCGCCGGGTTTCGTCGGCGTCGCGGGCCCGGCGAACACGCATTACGGCGCGCCCGTCGGCGGTCGCGCGCGTAGCGTCGCGCACGAGGCGCTCGATCAATGGCTCGACCGGTGCGGTGCCGTGCCGGTGAAATGGGACGATGGCATATGGCACACGCTCAAGTTCGAGGCCGCGATCGCCGGATATGACGACGACGGCGAGAGGCTTTGGTCGATCAACGTCGAGCGACGCGAGCGCGAGGAACTATGACTTTTACCGGTTGCCCTGTCTGTCACAGTCAACGCGGCGACGACGGCGATTGCCCCCTGTGTGACAAACCATGGGGCCCGATAGTTCGCGGGGACGCGCATCGCGCGCTTGATCGTTGGCTTGACGAGGCGGAACGCGAAGCGCCCGCCGCACACGCCGCCGGTCGCTCGGGCTACCTCGGGCGGATCAAGCTTTGCGCATTTGTCGACGACGCGGGGATCACTCTGCGCATTGAACGGTCGTTCTCGGAGGGTCTGTGAACGCCCCCGCCGCAGCGATCACGCTCGACCCGTCGCAACACCGCGCGGTCGAGCTCACGTGCACCGCACCGATCGGGATCGTCACCGGCGGGCCGGGCACCGGCAAGTCGACGTGTCTACGGTACGCGCTCGATATCCTCGACGACCGCGGCGAGCGGTACGAGCTCGCCGCGCCGACGGGCAAAGCCGCCAAGCGCGTCAACGAAACGACCGGGCGGCCGGCGCGCACGATGCACCGTTTGCTCGAGTTCTCACCGCGGCTTGGCTGGCAACGCAACACCGACAACCCGCTCGACACCGACGTCGTCGTGATTGACGAATCTTCCATGATCGACGTCGAGCTCGCGGCGCGCTTGCTCGAGGCGATCAATCCCGAGCGCACGCGGTTGATCTTGATCGGCGACGCCGATCAGTTGCCGCCCGTCGGGCCCGGGCGGGTATTCGGTGACCTCGTCGACGCGGGTATCGTGCCGACGGCGCGGCTTACGACGTTACACCGCGCCGCGCTGGAATCGTGGGTGTGTGCCAACGCGCCGCGCGTGCTCGCCGGCGACATGCCCGACCTCACGCCGCGCAAAGATTTTTTGTGGATCGAGTGCGAGCGCGCCGACGACGTGCTTACGCAAGTGCGGCACATGGTGTGCGAGCACATCCCCGAATTCATCGGCGACGAGGTGCAAACCCTGATCCCACAACGACCGGGCGTCGCCGGGATCCTTGCGGCGAACCGGGTGCTACAGGCACAGCTCAACCCGCGCGCGGCCGACGCGCCATTTATCCAACGCGGCCGCGACGGCGACGACGACCGTGCCGAGTTGCGCGCCGGCGACCGCGTGATTCAGACCAAAAACAATTACGACCTCGGCGTGTTCAACGGCGAGGTCGGCGAGGTCGGCGACATTCTCGGCGGCAAAGTGCTCGTGAACTTTTTTGGCCGCGAATCGATCTTGTACACGCTCGAGCAAGCCAACGCGCTGCACCTCGCGTACGCGTTGACCATTCACCGCGCTCAAGGTTCAGAATTTCCGTGGGTCGTCGTCGTGTGTCACTCGACGCACTCATACATTTTGTCGCGGCAACTGATCTACACGGCGATCACGCGCGCGAAAAAAGGCGTCGTGCTGATCGGTGACGACAAAGGATTGCGGCGCGCGTTGTCGGACGCAAAGCCGCTCAAACGTTACACGGGGTTGATAGAACGGATCCGAGGTGAGTTATGACGACGACGCGACCAAGGCACGAGTGTTGCCCGAATGCGACGCAATGGTTGAAAGCGTTCAAGGCTCGAGCGTTTCCGAATGCGTATCGATGGCACATGTGCGGCTTAACAATTCTTTTTTGCCCTTGGTGTGCGGCTGCGCTCGAGGTTGAGCGCAAACGTAAAAACCTGCACGTTGCCGGGTCGGAACCATGACCCGCGGGTATCGCGACGAGGGGTTTCGACACACCGACGGCGACGTCGACGACGAGCCCGTGCGGATCCGCGACGTGAGCTCGGTCGGCGAAACCGAGCACGCGGTGTTGTGTCGGATCCCGGGCCGGCGTAGCGAGCTGTGGATCCCTAAATCCCAAATACACGACGACTCGGATGTGTACGCCGACGACCAAACCGGCACGCTCGTGATCACGGCATGGCTCGCCGAAAAAGAGGATCTGCCATGACCGCGCCCGTGCCCGATCACCGGTGCCCGTGGCCCGGGTGCATTGATATGGTGCCCGCGCACCTATGGGGCTGCCGCGATCATTGGTACCGACTGCCGCGCGGGATCCGCCGTAAAATATTCAGCGCGTACCGCCTCGGGCAAACCGTCGCGACCGCGAGCTCGGCGTACCTCGACGCGCTCGCCGACGCCGATCGGTGGATGGTGCACGAGGTCGCACAAACCCGGGCCAGCACGACGCCGAGGCTCGACCGCGTGCTCGCCGAGGCCGAGGCCGCGTTGCGGTCGAGGGGCGCGGCCGATCCGGGTGACGGTGACCCGCGTGGATGGTGCGCGTGCGGTGACCGTGCCCTCGACGGTAAAGCGACGTGCGGACGCGTGCAGTGTGGCCCCTCGACCGGGCGGCGGGTGCGGGCGTGACCGACCCGCCGCGCCCGCTCGCCAAGGGGGAACAAATCTGCCCGGTATGCGGCGATCGCTTGCCGGTCGAGCTCACGCGGTTTTCGTGCGTCGGCCGCGGGCACCATGTCGCTGTGATGCCAACGCTTTACCCCGTGTACCCGAGGCCGATCGAGGTCGAGCGTGGTTTCGCGCACGCCCGCCAAAATCTCATTTGGTCGGCAACCTCGCTCGTCGTGCTCGTGTGCGCGCTATGGCTGTTTAGCGTGTGCCAAGCCCCGCGGCCGCCCGAGCCTCGAGCATCAACGCCCGAGTCGGGTGCGTCGTGACGCGCCTCGGGCCCGGTGTGCCGCCGGATCCCAACGATCCGATCGAGCAGCTCGAGGTGATCCGCCGGGCCATACACGCACTATCGGCCGCGCTGCACGCCCGCGGGTTGAAACTCGAAACGGTCGATACAGCGGCGACGACACACTCGTGTGTGGTTCGATCATTTTCCAAACGACCGCCGGCGACACCGTGTTGCTAGTCGGCGCCGAGTCGGTCGAGGTGCAGTCGTGACCTCGACACCGAGTCACACGCCGATCACCGTCGAGCACATCGGCTACCGCGTGCGGTGCGTCAAGTGCGGCCGCCCGGGCGAGATCGACGACGTCAGCTCGGCGGGCGCGGTGATCGTGCGGCACGACGCGGTGACATGGTGCCTCGTCGCGCCGACCGAGGTGCAGCCGCTTGAGTTTTGGTGGGCACGCGACCCGCGCGACGGGCCGACGAGGCCCGGGCCATGACCCGCGGTCGCCGACGAGGCCCGGGCATGCCCGAGCCCCCCGAGCCCGAGCTCGACCGCCTCGTGTCACTGGCCGAGGCCGCCGACCGCCTCGCCGTGTGCGTGCGTACGCTGGAACGGATGATCGCCCGCCGCGAGCTACGCGTCGTGCGGGTCGGGCACGGGCGCGGCGTGCGGCGGGTGCGCGCGAGTGACCTCGCGCGAATCATGGGTACGGGCACATGAGCTCGGTGCGCTGGATCGAACGTTATTTGGCCAAGCGCAAACGCGCTCGGGAACGCTCGTACTACCAACGTATGACGCCCACGCAGCGCGCCGCACGGTTTGCGAATAACGCGCGTTATAAACGCGAGACACGTGCTCGCCGGCTAGCGTAGTGCGGTGTAGCCTCGCGGCCCATGACCCGCCCGACCCGCCCGCCCAAACCGATCCGCGTGTTGGTATACGAGCCCGGCAAACCCGGCGTCGAGCGTGACGTGCCCAACGAGCTCGGCGCGATGCATGCGATCGTCGGCGGGCACCTCGAAACCGTGCACTTACAGATCGACTTTCCCGACTTGCTCGTCGTGTGCAACGACAACGGGCAACGCCTCGGCCTTGCATTCAACCGCGGGATCCTCGGCACGTTTTTTGTCGTGCGTCGAGCGGGCGCGGAATTCGCGTCACTCACCGACGCCGACGTGCGCCTCGTGCACACGTTGGCGGGTGTGATCTGGCATGACGACGTTTGGTGACCGGTCAAAACCGCGGGCACGTCGCGAGGTCGATCGCGGGCCATGTGCCGTCGGCCGACTGCCCGAGAGATAGCTGCATCGCGGCCTCGGTCGTGCGCGCCTCGTGCGATATCCGTTGCACGACGCCGACGTAGTGTTTTTGTGCGATCGTGACCGAGTGCCCGAGTTGCCGCGCGGACATGTACGGCGCGGCGTCGCCCCAGATCGCCGGCGCACACGTGAGATACGTGCCGCACGTGCACCGAAGTTTTTTGTAATCGAATTCGGGCGCACCGAATTCGGCGATCACGCGGTGCCGGGCGACGAGCAACGACTTAATGCTCGCTTGCAAAATCGTGCCCGTGCGGCCCGCGTATGCTGACACGAGGTGCGCTAGCAGCGGCGAGTGACCGGTGTCGATCACACGCTCGACGCCGGTTTTACTGACCTCGGCGCGCACCGTGATCAACACGTTGCCGTCGTCGTCGAGCCCGATATCGCGCCACTCGATCCAAATCGCCTCGTCGGGGCGTAGCCCGGTGAGCAAGAAAAAAAGCACGATCGCCAGCATGCGCCCGTCGCACTGGCTGATCCGCCCGCCTCGGGTGCGCTGGCGCGGCGGTGCGGCGTCGTACCGCACGCACGCGGCGAGGATGGCGCGTAGCTCGGCGACCCGCGAGAAACCGCGCTTGACGTGATCCTCGTCGAGTTGCGCGAGCCCGTCGGCGATATCGTCGCGGGTCAAGTGGATCTTTTCCTGGGTGCGTAGCTCGCCGAGCACCGCCGACAAACCGCGCAGCTCGCGGTTGACCGTCGCATGTGCCCTCGGGCCGGTGCGGCCGCACGCCGGGTCGAGCTCGGCGGCAACACGCGAGCCCGCCCATGCCCGCAATACACCCTTGGTGAGTTGCCGCACCCGCTCGATCGCGAGCCCGGGCGTCGCACACCATGCGAGAAACAGATCACACGCGGTGCGGTATTCCGTTTGGGTGCGCGGGCGGTTTTGCTTACCCCACCCGGCGAAATACAGCGCGAACACGTCGGCGATCAAGTCGTCGCCCGAGTAGCGCGGCGTCGCGCCCGCGGCGAGCTCGGCGCGACGGGCCTCGAGTGACTTGTGTTTATCGATCGCCCAATCGCGGCGGGTTTCAATCGTGCCGGGTTGCACCTTGGCGGGTAGTCGCTCGTAGGTGACCGCGGGCACCCAATTGCCGGCGGCGTCGCGCACGGGCGGCCGATCCGGATCCTCGTACCGAGCTCGCCAATAGGGTTGTTTCGGGCCCGACGGCGGGATCAGCTTCACGCCGCGGTGCCTCGGGTCACCGTGCCGGCGTCGTCGCTTGCCGGGCTTGCTAGGCGCCTTAGCGGGCTCACCCGCGGGCGGCGGTGCGCCGAGCGGGTCGAGCGGTGCGTTTTGCGGTACGAGGCGGAGTCGCGATCCGTCACGGTTTGTCATGGGTGCGTGTTATTCCTACTGCGCGGGGTAGCAGTAAAAACCTAGTGGTTACTAGCTAGGTTTATCGCGCCAACGAGATATAACACGGGCTCGCGATTACCGCGACCCGCGACCTCAAAATACTGGGATGGTTGCCGCCGTGGATAAACAAACCGTAATACTTACGGGGGTGAGCACGGTGCGCGCGGTCAGCGCGGTTCGTTGAGCGGTTCGATTTGCCGGGATTGCACGGGCGATCGCTTTTGGTAACACTCGGGCCCGGCGGCGTCGAGGGCACGCGGGCTCGGATACCGGGCTCGCAGCATGTCAGGGCGTGCGCGCCGCCGGTGCGACCTCGCCGCCGCCGCCAACGCCCGTCACCGCGGCCGCGGGTGTACAGGGCACGGCAACGGATACGGAAACCCGACGAGGCACGTGCACTCTGCGGCGGGTATGGGCGCGGGCGGCGCGGGCGCGGGCGCAACAGGCATGGCGGGCGTCGCCGAAACCCACACGACGCTGTAAGCGATACCGTCACGCTCGACGATCATACCGACGTCGTCGATCTCGATTCGGATCCCTCGGCATTGCATATGCGCGCGCGCGGTCATGGGTCACTGAATCCGCATGCGTTCGAGCACCTGCTCGAGCCCGTCGAGGTCCTGGCCGGCAAGCAACGCATTCCAGTGACCCATCGCCGCGAGCGTGCACGAGCCTACGGAAAATCCCGTCTGATGCGCGTTGATCATGTGCGCGCCACCGGCCAGCTGTTGGGGGCCGTCGCCGCTCGAGTGAATCACTAGCTCTTGTTTGTTCTGTCGCCCGCGGGTTTGCAGCATGGTCGCGCCGGCTGCCTTGAGAAACACCGCAGCACTCGGCACGGTTGCTTGCGCGACCACGCTTGTTAGCCGAAGGAACGGGCCACCAAAACTAATATACAATCGCGGCGGCCCAGCGTTGTATGACGAGCTTGTCCACTGCTGATTTGAAGTGTTGCCAGCGCCGAACGCAAAGCCGTGACCGGCTTCATCGATCGCGCCAGTCAGCTGAAAACTCGTGAGCGCTGGCGAGCCAGTCGGGAATCCCAGTCCGCTATTCACATACAGCTTGTTTGTCGTTGTGAAGTTTAGCAGCGGAGTGCGACCAAACTTCAGCAGCTGCTGCGTCGCGCCGTCGTACACCTTCGGATAGTCAGCGGCGCCACTGTAAAACGAGGCGTGGTACCCGTTGCCGGACTGGTCGTAAAGCACGGCGCAGTGTCCGTTCTGCGTCGTGCAGAATGCTTTGATGTCGGCTTGCGAATAGCAGTCCTGTTCCACAGCGTCAGCGCGCCGCACTTTGACGGCCGGCCCACGATAGCCAAGGCTAAGGCGCTCGACACTCCACAGTGCACGCGGCAGCGTCGCGACTAGCTGCATGAGTTGCGGCGATCGGGGCGGTTGAATCATTGCAAGTACGCTTTGAAAATCCGGCAGTACGCAACGCCGGCCAGCGTGTAAAACAAGTAGTGATATTCAGTCTCGGCGTTCGCGAGCGCGAGTGGGTTGGTATCGGGCACGTTGAGATCACGTCGGATCGTACGCCCCGCGACGGTGAATCCGAGCGTGTATACGGTCGTCGTGCCGTCGTGCTTGACCGCGATCACGCCATTGCTGCCATCCACGCCGCCCGTCAACGTGAGCACCGAGTTGGCTGCTAGCGCATTGGTCGCCGCGAACACTCGTGCGGTCGCGACATTGATCGACGCCGCGCCCGCCGCCCAAGTAAACCCCGCGACCGCATCACCCGTCGCCGGCGGTGCACTCGCCGCGATCGTCACGTCGACCTCGTCACCCGCCGCGTCGTCGGCCGCGGTGATCGTCACGTTGGCACCCTCGAGCAAATTCAACCGCGACCGCGCACCGACGGCAACGCCCGCCTTGGCGATCGCAACCTTGGCGTTGACCGCGACCGTGATCGATCCCGACTCGGCATCGTCGGTGATAACGGTCGTCGTGTTCTGCGCATCCTGAAAATTGAGCGCGGGCCGCGAGCCAACCGGCACACCGTCATCCTTGATCACGAGGGCCGGCACGGGCTCGGGCTCACTACCGCCGCCGGTGCTCGCCGCACCCGCGACGAGCCACCATGTGCCCGCCGCGTCACACAACCACTCGCGATAGGTGCCGGGATCTTGTAAGCACTCGGCGAGTGTCCCGAGTTCGCCGTCGTCTGACTCGATCAGCATGCCCGCCGGCACGATCACCGCGACGTAAACGGTCGACTCGGGCACGGCGTCGATCACCTTGATCGCGATCCGCTTGCTCGCGACCTCGGCGATCGGGTGCGCTGCTAGCGTCAAGTCGATATCGGTCGCCGTGTTGCCGAGCACGCGATACAACCCGCCGGGCTCGATCGTCGCGTCAGCGTCGAGCTCGACCGCCGCGACCGTGAGCTCGGTGGATGACTCAAACAACCCGTCGAGGAAACTCATAGTGTCACCGTCACCCTAGGTTGCGCGGGCCCGGGTCGGCCCAACTGAACACACAGATACGACCGATCTTGTCGTCGGCGTGCCCGCGTTTCCACATGACCGAGTATTCTTGATTACCGTCGATCACGTGCCCGTCGGTAGCCAGCTGAATGCCTTGCAAACCGACCGTTGCGGCACCGTTGGCCGATGCGACGGGATCGGCCGTCGGGAACACGCCGAACACAATGTCGCCTTTGTTGCGGCGCACGAGTGACAAGAAACTTTGCGCCGTGCTCGCTTGATCCACCACCGCTCGCACGAAACCAATAGTCACGCCGCCCGGGATTTTCAACGGCCAGGCCGCACCGTCGGGCCCGACCTTATACGAGCCGTCGGCTTGCAAAAACGTTTCGCCCGACGCGCTCGCGAGTGGCACCGTCCAATCGGCCCGAGGTTTCGAGGGCACATACAAAAAATCGAGCGCGGCGCCGACGTTGCCGCCCGCGATGAAATCGCCGCCGCCGGCGAGGGGCCAATCGGCCCATGCAGTCGTTGTGCCCGCCGGAACATAGCTCACTGCATACTGGCCCGACCGACCGACCATCGCGGTGCTCGGGTAAGCGTTGTCGAGTTGTCGCCATTTTTGCGTGCCGACATGCCAACGCGCGTTATTCGCCAGCACGGCACCATACGGGCTTTGACCGACGAAAATGCCCGCCCATGCGGCGCCTTGTGTCGGGCATGCCAGCACGAGTTTCCATCGGTTGGATCCCGCCGGCGCGGGCGAAATATCGGTCGGGTCGTCGCCGGGCTTGGCCGTCGTTGTGACGAGCGGATCGTCAGACCACGCCAACTCAGTGTTGATAATTTGCGATTTCGTGAACGTGTTTTGCTGCGACTTACGCGCTGCGTCGGTGTCGAGCGGGTCGACCTTGTTTTTGAGATGCCGCGTGCGGTTGGCGAGGCGTTGCGCGACGAGCTCGACGTCACCGGCGGCGTCGTCACGCGAGTCGGTGCCCTCGGGCACGTGGATCGGCGAGGTGAAATCGTCGACGTCGACTAGATCTTTGCTCATGACGGATCGACCTCGATATACAACGGCGGTACGGTCGTGTTCCAAGTGCCGGATTCATTCCACGTGTGGCCTAACGGCCAATTCCAAAGCTCGACGCCGGCGTGCATAAGCACCACCCAGCCGAGCGGGTGCGCCGCGTTCCACTGGCGCGGCACGAGGCGGATATCCTCGATCTCGGCGTCACTCGGCGTCGTCGACCATTGGTCGGTGTGATAGAACAACCACCATCGGGCCCACTTGGCGGCGTTGGCGTCGGGCGACCATATGACGTCGTCACGCGTAACCGTGCCGTCGGGTGCCATACTGAAACGCCGGCCCGAGTAATACACGAGCTCGATCGGAAAGTTCGCGGGCGCGAAGTGCGCGTGCAGTTGCGCGAGGAGCGCGTAAGGCCCGCCGCGCAACCGATGGTCGGTAAACCATCGGCATAGTCGCACCGCGTAACTCGCGTCGGGCTCGGTGCGACCTCGACTGATCCGCCGCTCGCGCCCGAGCAACCCGAGCGACTCGAAACTGTACAAACCCGGAAACCGGTGCTTGATCCCGGCGACGAGCGCGTCGCCGAAAATGTCGACGTGCAAGCCGAGCACGTATAGAAACGCCTCGGCGGTGCCGCGCTGCAACCACGGCGGGCTACGCCGGCGGATCTCATCGCGATAGGTCTCGAGCATTACAGCCGCCCCAATAGCAGCGCGCCAAGCACGACGAGCACCGCGGCGATTAGCAGCGCCGCGCACCATATAAACATGGTGCGCTCATGCGCGCGCACGGCGGCCTCGAGCGGGTCGTCACGCCGCGGTGTGACCGGCGCGGTCGGCGTCGGGCGGTCGTTAGCGTCGGGCGGCGGCGGGTCGACGGGCGGGTCGGTCATGGCGCAAATCCCTCGGGCGGCGGCACTTGGTGTATTGCGATGGCCAGCGGTGCGCCCGATAGCGTCGGCACTTGCGTCGGCCCGACGTCGACGTCGCCCGGCGGCGCCGACACCGTCACGCGGAATATATGGGCCGGAAACGCCGACACGATCGTTGATCGGATCGTTTCTAGATACACCTTGCCGCCGCTCGGCGCCTCGGGATCGGTCTTGTTACCGGCGATCGGTTGTGACGACATGAAAGGCGTCAACCGCGCATTGATAGCAGCGATGATCTCAGCCTCGGTGCGGCCGATCGTGTTGTAAATCCAAACCTCGTATGTGATCGGCACGGGCAACGCGTCGGCCGACTCGAGCCATGCGGTCACGGCGAGCGGCGCCGCGTAGCGTTGGATCGCCTCGTTGGCGATCCCGAGGTCGGTCGCCGGGTCGTCGACGTCACCGGGCACCTCGCCCGACGGCGTCGCGACGTATGTAACAACGTTGCCGTAACCATCCTTGACCATGCGAAACCGGTTGATCCCGAGTGACGTGCCGTCGGGCCGCGTCGCGTTGCGCACCGCCGAGGCGTATGCGTCCCAAGGACCAAACGGGCTCAACGCGCCGAGTTTTTCGGAACACCTCGCACGCAACGCGGGATCGGTTTCCGCGTCGCGCCCGACGACCGCCGCGGGGTTGGTACATGTCACGCCTAACAACGTCGTCGTAAGCTCGGTGATCTCGCCCGCGCTCGACGTGCTCGCCGAGCCCGCCTCGGTGGCGATGATCGCAACGGTGACGACGGTCGCCGGGCCCGGCGGGATCGTGACCGCCTCGAGATTGCGATACGTGCGCCCGGTCGTCGGGTTTAGGAACACGAGATCCTCGGGATCAAGTGTGTACTCGCCGCCGGCGGTGTTGGTGACGTCGACAAACCCAGTAGCAAACGTCGCATCGATCCGATCCACGCCGTACACATAGTGCGCGACGATCGTAAGCCACTCTTTTTCGGCGAGCTCGAGGAAACCCGACGCGGTCGTCAACGCCATTAGCTGCGAAAACCCCGCGAGCACGACCGACACGCCAACGACGATCGCACGCTCGGGTGCGCCCGGTTTCCATGACGTCGTGTTCACGCCGACGATCGCGAGCGCACTATAAATCGATGCTTGCACCTCTTGCCGGGTGACGGGTTTGACGAGCTCGGCGAGCGTGAAAATCGGCATGTGTTTAGCCCGCCTCGGTGGCGTCGCCGCCGCCCGCGCCGCCGCCAACGATCGCGATCGTCTCGAGCAACACGCCCGCGTTGGTGACGGAAAACGTAAACGTGAATGGTACGAGCGTAGCGTCGGCGGGCGTGATCATCGCTGCGAGCGCGAGCGTATCGAGCATGCGCGCCGTGCGCGTCGTCGTGAGTGTCACGTCGATCGCATCCACACGATCGTCCTTGCTCGCCTCGGCCTCGAGCGCGAGTGCGAGCGTGCGTAGTTCCGCCGACGACACGCCTCGGTTGCAATACGCCCGTAAGTCATAGCCGTAATTCGGATCGTCGATCAGCGCACCGCGCGGCGTAGTCCAGCGTCGGATCGTCGCCTCGACGATCCCCTCGGGCGAGTTGGGATCCGTTTCGGCCCAATCCGGCGTGACGTCGGTCACGCACGATAGTTCAGTGCCAAACCCGAGCGGCGCGAGTGTCGGCTCGACCTCGCGGGCTAGCGTCGCGAGATCAGCCATGACCGCGGCGTCGACGATCGTATTGCTTAGCAACGTCATAAAAACACCTCGTCGGCGGCCGCCCAATCGGCGGGTGACGTCGTCACGAGGATCAACGCGTTGGCGTGCCCAGGCGCACCGGGCAGTGACGCGTTGACCGCGGCCTGTAGCTCGGCGCCGAGCGAGCCCGAGGGCCCGTCGTATACGTACACCGCCAAAGAGCCCGCCGGGATCGTGAGATCCGCGGCCGCGGTGAGCGTGCCTAATTGGGCGGATAGCTCGGCGAGTTGCGCGGTGATCGCGCCGATTTCGAGCGTGACCGTCGGGCCGCCGATCGCGGCTTGCAGTTGCGTGACGGTTTGGATCGCCGCGTCGAACGTGCCCGCGAGGTCGGGCGGCGCGACGGTGAGCGCACCAAGGATCCCGTTGAGCCCGGCGATCTTGGCCGAGATCTCGGGTATGGCAATACCGGTCGAGGCGTCGATCCCTGCCTTGAACGTGAGCAACAGCGGCACGATATCCGCAAACGACAACACGCCGACGGTCGCGATCGTCATAGTTTTACCCAAGGCGACCCGCTCGAGATCGCGCCAAACAACGGCTTGGCGAGCGGCCCGACGTCGGCCGGGCTCGAGGAAAACGAGATCAAGTAGGGTGTGCCCGGGGTGAGTGGCCCGGGCACGGGCGCGAGCGGCGTAAGCACGCACGTGCACCCGGCACCGCCGGATTGCACGAGGTCACCTTGACGGGCGGCACGTTGCTCCGACCCACAAAACGCCAGCGACACCGGCACGAATCCCGGGCCGGCGACGCCAGCAAAGTGCGTGACGATCGGCATGGTCGGGTCACCCTCGATAAACTCGACGAGCACCTCGGCACCCGGCGCGAGCTCGGCGGCCGCACCCGCGACGCCGGGCCACACTTGAACCGGTCGGAGGTCGGGCAAGCCCGCGCCCGCGCGCACCGCTTGCAAGTCGACCCGCCCGTCGTCGCGCATGGCGACGACGCGGTAGCGATACTTGCCCCACAGATCACCGTCGGTCGCGCGACGAGCGATCGCGCTCAAAAGCCCGGCGAGCCGACCGCGGTCGGGGCCGCCGCCGCCGCACCATGCGACGACGCGTGACGCCTTGGCGTCGATATGCAGCTCGTACTCGCGGATCGTTTGCGGCGACGCGAGCGGCGGTTGTGCGATCACCGTGCCGATACGCACGCGACCGGGCTCGTCGACCGCAATCGTCAACGAGCGCTGGCGCGGGTCGTACGCAAGCACGTCATACCCGTCGATCGGGCCCGCCGCCGGTCGCGGCCCGACGCACGTGCGGCCCGCGTAGTCGATCCACCATGGCACACCGTCGCCGATCACGTGTTCGAGCACGCGCGATGCCGGGCCCGCTTGACGCACGTAGTCGACGCCGATCCGGTCGGCGGCGGGCATGAATTCGCCGAGCGTTTCGCCCACCTCACGCGCGAGATCCTCGGCGACGAGCCGTGCCTTGACGCCGGCGTCGTTGTGATACGACTTGCGCGTTACGCCGCGTGCCCAACCGCCCGCACCCGCGATCACCCGGCACTTGCGCTGCTCGAGGTGCACGCCAGTCATGACTGATGTGACCGTGCCGACCAGCGTAAGTGATCGACCGACGCGGATCTCGACGTGGCCCGATACCGTCGGGTCGGATTCGAAGTCCAGATCCGCGATCCATGGCCCGACGTTCGCCACATCCACACGTAGCGCGATGAGTCGGTGCCCGTTGCATGTAGCGGCCGCGTCGTCGGTCATGGTGCCGCGAGCTCGTCGTTTTTCTGTTTAGCTTCTTGCCGCCGCGCCTCTATCTCGAGCTCGACGGGATCCTCGGGTTGGGCTTGGCTGCCCTCGGCCTTAGACACGCCGCTATGTTTAAGCCGGCGGTACTCGATCACCTTGAGCTCGACGATCCACTCACCGGTGTCACCCGACGGTTGGGGCGCGAGCACGTTTTCGACGACGATCGCCGTGATCCCGATTTGCTTAAGTAGCGGGTGCACGATATCGAGCGCACGCGGCCGCTTGGCAAACGGCGGTTTCGCAACGATCGGCGCAAACGCATTCCAGTCGGCCCAATCCTGCTCGGTGAGCAACGTGAATTTGATCCCGAAGTGCGACGGTTTCACGCCGCGAAACACGACGACCGCACCGCTAAACCCGGGGCCGACGCGTTCCTCCCAATTGCGCGGCGAGTCGGGCGCGACGAGCTCGCCGAGCCCGGGCGTGAGCCGACCGCCGATCAGAAACCGGTCGACGGACTCGGCAAGCGGATTCCATTGCGTCATGTCGCGCCCTCGGGCTCGGGTGCGCCGAGTTGCGCGGCGACCGACTGCAGGATCGACTCGAGCTCGCGCTTGAAATCGAGGGCCATCGCGCGGGGCTCGTTGGTCGAGGCGTGCACGTGCACCTCACCGATCGACACCGTCACCGCGCGGGTGCCCGCGGCCGCGCCCGTCGGGCTCGGTGCGGGTGCGCGCGTGCCCGCGGCGGGTGCGAGCTTGGGCGTCGGCGCCATCGCCTTGGTGGCGGCCTCGGCCTCGGGCGCGGCCGACTCGACGCCGGCGGCGACGCCCCGCGGGATCTCAACGCCGGCCCGCGCAAACGCTTTGCTAGGTGACGTGATCCCAAGCACCGACTTGAACGACGCGAGCGCGGCGTCGGCGAGTTCGCTCACCGCCTCACCAATGACCGCGTAGCCCGCCTTGAGCGGCTTCACGATCCCGTCAATGATCGCGATCCCGAGCTCGGCCCACTCGTACGCCAAAAACGCGCGCGCGAAATCAAACACAACGATCCCAAGATCAATGAACGGCTTGGCCATCAGATAGCCCGCCGCGACCATCGCTCCCATGCTCACGGCCATCAACCCGAGCACGCCGACGACAGTGTATAGCGTCGCTTTGCCGAGCTTGAGCCCGATATTCATGGTGTCGATCCCGGCGAACAACTTGACGTCGCCGAACGTGCGTTTGAACCATAGGCGCAAGTCGAGGATCGCGATTTCGACGTTGAGCGCACCGAGGATGATCCCCTGAAAAAACCGCTTCATGATCGGCGCGGCGGTCGTCGACGTGTCGATCAGCGGTTGCAAAATGTGCTCGACGAGCTGTTTTAGAGCGCGCCCGCTCGCGGTGTTTTGCGACATGAGCTCGTTGACCGAGCGCCATGCCGCCAAAAACTTTTCCATGCCGAGATCGGCGAACAGTAACCCGTACGATTCCTTGAGTTTCTCGGCTTGCACCGCCGACGAATTGAGTTGTTTGTCGGCGATGCCACCGAGGTCGTTGCGCACGCGGTCGGCGAGTTTCTTGACCGACCCGCCGGCGAGTGCGACCGACGCCGCCCAACCCGACCATGCCGACGCGGCCTCGTCGCCTTGCACCGACGCCTTGATCGCCACACCACCGAGCGCGTCGGTGAGGTTTTGCCCGCGTAGCCCCATGCGATACAGCGACTCTGAGTATTTCGCGATCTTGTCGCGGCCGAGTGCGCTCGACGCCGATACTTGATCGATCGCCGACTGCATTTGCTTGGCGTTGCCCGGCACTTGCGAAAACAGCATGCGCATTTTCGTGAGGCCCTCGAGCCGTAACAGCTCGTCGCGGGCGGCCTCGGCTTGCGCGGTGCCGTATTTGTAGAGCGCAGCCGTCGCGACACCAAGCCCGACAACGAGGGCCGCGAGTCCGGCAACGATCGCCGCGATCCCGAGCGTCATGGCACCGCCGCCGATCAGCGCGCTCAGCTTACTAAAACTCGACACGGCGCCGCCGATCGGCCCGGGCATGCCCGACATTTGCGACGACAACGCCGCGAGACGCGACTCGAGCCCGCGGCCGCTCGATCCGGTTTTGCCAAACGTGCCGCCGAGCGACACAAAGCTACCTTGCGCACTCGCGATCGAGGCTTTTTTGAGATCGATTTGTTCCTTGAGCTTACGAAACTGCGCCACGTTGACGACCGTGCCGCCTTGCAGGTTTCGCATCGCTTTTTGCATGTCGGCGAGCGCTCGCGAGTCGGAGTCGATCTGTGTGCGTAGCTTTTCTAGCGCACCGGCAGCCGACTCGGCCGACTTGGACATATCGTCCTCGAGCTCGAGCTCAAACGTCGCCTTTTGTTTCGCCTCGGCCATGGGTTCAGTTCAACGCGGTATCAGTGCTTTGATCAGTGACACTATGTCGTGACGCAACCCCTTGATCTCGGCGAGTGCCTCGGCTTCTATGCACGCGCCCGCATAGGCGCGGGCAAGGTTTCCGTTGTCGTCGTCGTCGTCACTAAACCGGTAACCCCGCGCTGCAAGCAAACACTCGGCGACGACTCCGATTTTGTGCTTTGCCTCGGCTCGTAGCGCTTCTATTTTTCCTGCAGCTCGTCGTTGCGATGGCCCGCGAGTTTCGTAAGCGCGCCCGCGAGGCGCACCCATAGCGCGGGGTACTCGTCGAGGATCCGCTCAAATTCGGCGCGGCTCGGATACACGACGCACGGTTTGACGAGCCGTTCCGCCTCGTCGGTCGTTGCTTTGGACGCATCCATAAACCGCCGGTATGCAGCGTTACCCGACCGTTTCAGGATGATCGACCCGAGTGGCGTTTCGACCGCCCGGATCTTGTTCCGCCCGTATTGTGCCTCGGCCGCCGCGAGTGCCTCGGCGTCGGCAAGTGCCCGCTCCTCGCGCTCGAGGGCGTCGCTCGTCTCACGCTCGACCTCGGCGCGAGCTCGGGCGTCGTCGATCGCGGCGCGCTTGGCCCGCACCTCGGCGAGCTTACGCGCCGTTGAGTCGTCGGCGGTCGGTATGCCCGTAGCCATCATATCGCCGCCGTTACCGTTGGTCGTCATGCTCACAACCCGCCTTGCCGCGCGTCAAACAATACCAACCCGTTGCGGCGCACCCACATAGGGCTGATCTCGAGCTCTTCTTTTAGATTGTCCGGCGACTCGTCGTGAGAGGCGGTGATGCCAACGACGACACACCGCTCGATCACGACCGTGATCGACGACTCCTCGGGCTCGACGAATTGCGTCACGATCTGAAACTCGACGTCGCCGTAGCTTTTTTGGTCGGCCGCCTTGGCGGCGAGGACCGCGATGAATAGCTGTACCGAGTTTTTCCAACCCGTGAGCTTGACGGGCTCGGGCGTGTACTTGCCGTGCGACCGCCCGCGCGGGGCATGGTGTCGGCCCATGCCATAGGAATACGATCGCTCGCGCTTATCGCCGTACGCGATCCCGGTGAAACCCGTCCACACCTCGTCATATGCCTTGCAAATGATCGAGGCCCAAGAGTGCTGATTACCGTTGATCAAATAGGCGTCAGACATGGTGACCTCCCGACCGCTAGACCGCGGTCACTTGCAGCGCGGGGTTGACGTATCCAACATTCAAATAGATCCACTCCGGATAGGCCAGCGGGATGATCCGCGCCTCGCCGTTGAGTGTTTTGCTCGACAACACGTTGTCGTTGCGCGCCAGCGAGAATTGACAATCCGACGCCTTAGGTTTGACCAAAAGCTCGCCGCGCATGACCGCGAGCGCGCCCGCCTCGATCTCGAGGGCCTCGGATTCCAGTATAAAACCCGTCGTGCGGTCGACGAGGATCGGGTGATTGAGGCGGCGTATGAAGTACACGCGCAACGCCGCGTGTGCGAGGTTGATCACGCGTCGATACGGCATGAGCTGAAAATCTGATCCGGCGGCGGCGAATAATCGCGGCCGATTGCAGTACACACCCTGATAGCCATCGATCGTTCGCAGAACACAAAACCGCGCGTCGTCGAGGCCCGGGTTAACCGACTCGTCATGCTCCTCGGGATTGCCGTTGACGTCGCGGATCGATGCCGATAGCGCACCGGTGTTGACGTCGGCGATATTGACCTCCTCGGATACCGCGGCATTGCGTGCCGCGAGCACGTACGAGCTCGGGCGGCGGTACTTGCGACCGTTGACGGCCGACGAGAGTTTCGACGCGCCCGCGCACAACATGCCGTGCTTGGATGCTTTGTCCGCAAACGCGGTCGACATAGCCCCGAGGTAAAGCGCCTCGGATTCGCCCGCGTTGGGCATGCGGCAATGTCCAACCCAACCGTGATACTTGCCCGAGGGGAATAGCCCGGTGATCTTGTCGTCGACGTCTTGAAACGTCGAGGCGGTGAGCGCTCCGACCACGTGCACGAGATCCCACGACGCGGCGGTCGCGCCGAGCGCGTCGAGTGCTGACTTGAGCTCGGTGCCGTTCCATTGCGGCGCAGTCGCGACCGCCGAATGCTTGTCACCGGCGACGACCGTGCCCGCGGCGAGCTCAAACGACACGCCGCCCGAGCCCGCGATCGCGATCGACGTCGCGGTACCGAGCGCGGTCACCGGCCCGGGCGTGCGCCCGCCGTCGGTGCTCGTTGTGTAGGTGATCCCGGCGGTGCCGACCGTGCCGCCGGCGACGAATTTCAGCATGAGCTCGTAATCGTCGGCGGGCGTCGCCGGCGGCGTGGCATCCACGGTCACGACCGATGTGCCCGTCGCGACCGACGAGACCGCGCCGACCGTGCCCGGCGTCGAGCTACCGGTGCGCACGAGGATCACCGGCTTGCCATAGCGATCGATGTAGTGACACGCGGCCTCGACGAGCGGGCCCGAGCCAAATGCCGCCGACACATCCTTGACGCGCGCATACGTCGCGGGCGTGTCGATCGGGCCCGCCGACGACACACCGATCAATGCATACAACTTGCCCGAGCTCGCCGGCAACACGCCGAGCGCACCGTCGAGCTCGGTGATAATGACCGCGGGTTGTGTCATGGCGTATCCCCTGTAACGGATAGAGGTTCAGTCACATCTAACAAAGACACGTCGACGACGAGTGTCGTGTCGGCGGGCACGCCCTCGAGCGGCACGTCGGCGATCATCGATTGGATCGTGCACGTAGCTACGATCGTCGCGCCGAATCGCCGCTCGTTTTGACGATCGAGATTCCAGGTTTCGTCGTCGATCGTGAACGTGCCGTGTGCGGCGTGGTACACCGCGCGAAACCATGCGTCGTGTAGCGCGCGCACCGCGACGTATTGCGCGAGCTCGGATTCGGGCGCGGTCAAGTCAAACGCGCTGATCACGACGTGAAACAGCTCGTAAAACGTCGCGAGTGGTCGAGGGTTGCGACCCGGGTTGCGCGCCGGGCCGTTTTTGCCGACTGTGCCCGCCGGGTTGCCGGGCACCCATACGATCCGCCGCCCGGTGTGCTGGCGCATCGGTTCGCGCCAACCAAACGGTTGCGCGACGTCGGGTGCCTCGATTGCGAAACGCGCGACGACGGCGTCGTACAAGTGCACGAGCGCGAGCTTCTCAGGCATGGCTCGCACCGCCCGCGTTGACGAGCTCGACGAAGTGCCGGTTAAGCACGACGCGCACCGCCTCGGCCATGGCCGGAGGTAGCGCGCGGGTCGGGATCACCTGTCGCGTGACGCCGCCGGCGGCGGTGCCGAGGTGGTGACGCGCCTCGGGCCCGGTGAGCCGCACGTACACCGTCGCGCCGACGGCGGCGACGCCGAGGGCCTTTGCCGCGCCGGTGAGCGGCGTGCGCCCGTCGCGCGTCGGCCGCCATGGCTCGCCCGCCGGCGTCGTGCCCGCGGCGATGGTGCGCCCCAGGGCGGCTTCGAGCGCGTCGGCGACGTCGGGTGCGGCGATCTTGCCGAGCCCGGGCAAATCCCGGATCGTGGCGATCATGCGATCGAGATCGGCGAGGCCGCTCATGACGAGCCCCATCGTGCGCGATCCTCGTTGCGACCGGCCTCGGCTTGTATGTCAGCACCTACGTACGGGGATTGCTCGCTATAGCTCGCAGTCGCGCCGTGCGCGATCCCCGTACCCGTCGCGTCGTCACGTAGCGGCAAGTCATACAGACCAGTGTCCGAATTCGCCGCTTGTTGGATCGCCTCGGCGGTGAATGCCGCGCGACGTTCCATGTATGCGAATTGCTCGTCAGTCGGATTGACGCCGCGTTTGACTAACAGATCCGGCGTCACGAGTAGCGCGAGCCATTGTTCTATGATCCCGGGCACGGGCGGCAAAAACGGCGTCGCATAGCGCTTGCGAAGTTGCGCGTCGATCCAATCCGATCGCGTGTCGAGTTGCGCCGCGGTGAAACCGGGTGCCATGCCCTCGACCTCGTCGACATACCCGCCCGGTATGAGCGCGAGTAGCTTATAGCGATCGACGGTGAGATAGGCCATGGCGGGCGTGTACCGGTGACCGTGACGACGTGACGGCGTAGACAAACCGCAATGCTCGACCCGATTCGTTGGGTCCGATAACGCCGGATCGAGCACTGCGTTAGCTAGTTAGGCCGTTAGGCCGCCTTGCACTTGAACAACAAGTACGGGTGCCCAGGCGAGACGACGTTGCGGCCGATACAATGCCACTCGAGCTCTTGTGCGCGGTCGAGTTGTGCTTGGTCGGTCGTGCCGTAGTAATTGATCTTGTAGGGCTCGCGCACCGTGTAGATCACCGCGCCGAGTTGCGACTCGGTCACGTTTTCACACGCGACGTAATACGTCGTGTCTGATTCGAATCCCGCGAGCTCGTCGACCATGATCGGCGTCGCGTATCCGAGTGCTTTGATGATCCCCTCGACGTCGGCGGACGCCACGCCGCCGCCGCTCACCGGCAAGCCGAAGAATTTGGCGCCCGTGAGTTGCACCGCACGCGGAAACAAACGCGGCGGACAAAGGATCGCCGCGGGTCGCAAAAACCGCGGATCCTCACCGTTGGGCATTTTGATCGTGGCGATGTAGCCCATGATCTTGGACAGGTTCGCCAACGCAACGTCGAGTTCGACCGACTCATCAATCGGAACCGCGCCGGGATACGCGCCGACCGGCGCGCCCGTGAGCAAGTTGTTGAACGTGCCGAGCCCGTTGTTGTACGGGTTGACCGGGTGTGCCGCGCCGAAATACGCGATGTTGTCATACGCCCGATACTTAGTGATATCGTGCCCGTTTTTGAGCACGTCGACGACGCGCTTTTGTGGCCAATAGGCCATGTACGCGCCGATTTGGGCACTCCACTCAGAGCCGAGATTGAGCCCGTCGCCGTCGGTATCCTCGAGCTGTGCGCGCCGGAGTTTCAAACCATCGCCCGAGTAACCCGCCTCGATCTCGGTCAACGCCGACACGAGATCTTCGAATGCGATGTTACCGCCTTTGCCTTGATCCCTAATCGTCGCGGTCGATAGCAACCACGTCAGCACGTCACGCTTTGCGCTCGTCGAGCGAACCTTGGTGATCTTGGGCCACCATAGGTTTTTGTTGAGGCGCAAATACTCTTGTTCGGTGAGTCGCTGCATACGCGACTCGAAATCCATCAGATAGCTTGGTGTAAGAGCGGGCATGGGTTACCTCGATCCTTTGCTCGGCGTGCTCGGGCCGCGGTCGCCAACCGGGCGGTCGCCGGATATCGGGCCCGCGCCGATCGGGCGGTCGCTCGGCGTGGTGGGTGTGCTCGGCGCGCCCGCGCCAATCGGCCGATCACCGACGCCCGTGCTCGGTGTGCTCGGGCCACGATCACCCGGGCCCGTGCGTGCCGCGCCGCCGCCGCTATCAGCGTCGAACACGGCGACCGGCGTCGGGACAAAAATCGTCTTTTGGACGGCAACACCTTTGACCGCGTCGACCGCCCAAACCCGACCGGCAACCGATCGCCCGGCTGGATCGGCCGACACCGTTTGATCGTCGAGGATCGAGCAATTTAACAACAACATGTTCGCCAGCACGGGCGCAACGGTGTCGTTGTTCCACCATACGACCTCGATCTCGACACCGAGATCGACGTTGACGGGTTTGGGCGCGGCGGTCGCATCCACATCCTCATCGAATTTGCCGATGTAGACCAAATCGGCCTCGACGTGCCCGGGCTCGCACAACCCGGTCGACACGTCGATACATGCCATGCCGCCGCGCCATGCTTTGTTGCCAATGGCGAGCGTGAATAGGTGATGCGTCCATCGCTCGATCAGCGACATACGTGCTTGCGCTAGCGCGGTCATTTCGCTGCATCCTTACCGGCGGCGACCGCCTCGACGGGTTTGTTGATCACTCCAAACTGGAGGAAATTGCGTGTGCGCGTCACGCCGAGCGTTTGCTCGACGAGCCCCATACGCACATCCATATCGTTCGCTTGATCCGCGCGCGGATCGCTACCGAGCGTATCGGTTGTGCCTTGGCCCGCCCCGCGCGTTGGCGCGCCGCCCGCCGCGCCAGCACGCGCCGCGAGGTCGCCGCCGGGCACGGGCACGCGCGGCAAGGTCTTGACCATATTGCGCACGGTCGCGATCGGCGTCGTTTCCTTCAAAAGTTCGGCGCGCAGCTCCTTGCCGAAATCCGTGCGCTTGGCAAGCAACCGCTTGCGCTCGGCGCGTGCGTCGCGCGTGGCAAGTTGCGCCTCGAGCGTGTGCGCCTTGGCGAGTGCCGCGATCGCGACCGAGTGCGTATCGTCGGCCGTCGGTCGCCCGCTGCCCGAGCTCGCGGTCGCGGTCGCGGCCGCCGGCGGTTCGGCTTTGGGCTTGGCGGGTTTGTCGTCGTCGGCGGGTACGTCGTCACCCTCGGCCGCGGGCTTTTTGTCCTTGTCCGCGTCGTCGTCGTCGCCCTCGGCGGCGTCGGGCTCCTCGCCGTCGTCGGCCGCGTCGGGCTTGTCCTCGTCGTCACCGCCAATGCCCGCGGCCATGGTTGCCAGCGCGCGTTTTGCTACGGCGGCGTTGGCGTCGTCGCCCTTAGCGGCCTCTTCGAGCGCCGCCCGGGCCTTTTCATAGGCACTCATCGCATATACCTGCTTTCCGCTCGCGACCCGAGCTAACAGCGTTTCGAATGACCCCACGTCGTCTACTAATCGCGCCGAGCGACTCGCCTCGGCGTGAAACACACCCGCTTGCATCGCGGCAACCTCGGCCGTCGGGATCCCGCGGGTATCCTCGACGAGCGCGAAAAACACGCCCGCGATCGCGTCGACAATCTCTTGTTTGGCGGTGAGCTCGTCGTCGGTGATCGGCAAGTCGGGGTTGCCGTATGCTTTACGCGCGCCCGACGCGACGAAATCGATCCGCACACCATGCAACGCGTTCTGCGCCGTAAAATCGGGCCGCCGCTCGAGCACGCCGATCGAGCCAACCACGCCCGTGTCGGCCGTCATAATGAACGCGGCCGCCGAGGCGATCGCGTAGCCCGCACTCGTCGCGTGATCGCAATACGCGTACAACGGCTTACGCGCGGCGAGGCACATCGCACGAATCTCACGCACGGTATCGAAACACCCGGCGCACGCGCCGCCGGGTGAGTCGACGCGCATGACGATCGCCTTAGCGGGCGAGGCACACGCCTCGGCCATGCGCCCGCGGATCGCCTCGTACGAATCCGACCAACCCATGTCGTGCTGATCGAGCGGTCCGCACACGTCGACCACGCACACCTCGCCGATCATCTCGTTCGCACGTGACGACGGCACGATAAACAACTCGAAAAACGCTTTGGGATCGACCGCGAGTAACCCCGTGCGGTCGTAGCGTTGCGGCGCCATGTCGGGCCGGCGTTTCATGCCGCGACCTCGTCGTCGTCGTCGAGCACGTCACCGTCGAGCTCGTCGTCGAGGTCGGGCACCGCCCGCAACCCGCGCGGTGCGGGCTCGCCAGCGACCGCGGGCGCGTCGGGCACCGCGTCGGCGTTGGTGTCGCCCAAAACTGGGATCGCGTAGCGCACACACATCGCACGCACGTCGAGCGCGATCCCGCTCGTTGCCAACGCGGCCTCGAGCACGGTGATCGCGTTGCCGGTCGTCACCATCGCCGAGGCCTCGGCGTTACGATCCTTGGGCGGCGTGACGTCCCATTCCACCGAGATCGGTTTCGCGTCAATCGCCTCGACGCCCCAACGCAACGCCACATACACGGGCAAGCCTTGGGTGTTGAGCGTTGCCGCGAGCCCGTCGGCGGTTTCCTTGATCAGATCCGCGCGAATCGTTTTATGGATGTCCGAATTCTGAAACCCTGCACCGCCGTCGACCGTGACCGTTTGGCCCGCGATCGCGATGATCATGTCGGTGTTGCACTCGGTGATCGTCGTGTCGAATGATTCCCAACCGCGACCGTTAGACTCGAGCAGCTTGACCTCGTAACCCGGTGTTAGGGCAAACACCGTGTTGACGCCCCATGCCATCACTTGTTTGAACCAAGCGAGTTTTTGCTCCTCGCTACCACCTTGCGGCGACGTGGCTACCCGTGCCGGGTTGGCGAGCTTGGCGTCGTAATTGTCTTTGTGTAATTGCGCGTGTTCTTTCCGAATGAACGATCGCCCAACGCACTTCCATAGCCCGTGTTGCCAAGGCGACATGCGCCCGCCGGGCGTGTGCAAGATCCAATGTCCGTCGCCGGGATCGATCCGTAGGAGCCCCGCGATCGATCGAAAATACCAACGGTTCTCGTTCCATCGGTACACGAGAAATTCGGGATCGAGCCGCACGAATACCGGGTGCACGCGCCCGTATACGGGCACGAGCTCACCGACGCCGACGCCACACAACACGCCATCGCCCGCGAGCAACGCGAGCTCGGCGGCGGGAAACATTTCGTCGAACACCGACCGCGCGGTGATCGATCGATCCTCGTGCCCGAGCTCGAGCTCGGCGACAACGTCGGCGTCGCCGCGAAAGTGTTTGGGTAGCCTCACCAAGCCCGATGTGCGGGTCGACAACACGCCCGCGAGCCGACCATCGCGACGCGCCGCTCGCATGAGGCGCGCGCACGGCGCGAGGTCGCCGGTGTCGGCGCAATACTCGGCGAGCTCGAGGTCGCTTAGATACCAACGCGTTTGCGATTGCGGCAACGGTTGGATTTGCCCGCCCATTTGGCGGCGCATTTCGCGCACGAATTCGTCGTCGGGCGTGCCGGTCTGCGACGGCACGGGCGCTTGGTACGCCGAGCGGCCGCGCAACGCCGAGGTTGCGATCGCGAGTGCGGCTTGCGCGGCGTCAACAAAAGTACCCACGCACACGAGCTAGCCACACGGCCGTTAGGCGCGCGGCGAACTAACTCGGTCGGGTGCCATGCTTACCCGATAGACTCGATCCCAACCATCGGCGGCGATCCCGTATAACACCGCGAGTTTAGCGCGGCTCGAAGGGCCCGGCGATTTGAGGCCGCTCGACCATTCAGATACGCACGACGGCGACACGCGGCACCGCGCGGCGACCTCGCGGCCGGTCGTGATCTGTAGCAGCGCGATCAGCGACCGCCGCCCGCGAGTCATGGCACCGCCCGAGCACCCGTGTACACTTGCGCGCATGTTCGCCATGATAATTTTGTGCATTGCGGTGTTGTGTCTCGCTGTGATGCATGCACCCATGCCGCCGTGGCAACCACTCCAATGGATCGCGGTCGGGTTGACCGTGCTCGCGCTACTCGCCGTGTGTTTGCGTTGGTCGCCTATTGGATAGCGGTGACGGCGGTAACGACGACCGCGTGCGCGGCACCGCCGCCGCCGTTAGCGGCGCCATGCTTCCGATCCTGCATACGGGTCAAACCCCGTACCGGCGTACACCGAATTGACCTCGGCGGCGATCGCGTGTTGTGCCGCCGCCGATAGATCCTCCTCGGCGACGAGGCTCGAGGGCTCCCAACACGATAGCGCGAGCGCGTCGTAACGGTCGGGTGAGCGGCCGAGGATCTTGCGGATCACTTTCTTGTCGGTGACCTTGAGTCGGCCGCCGCGCAGTGTTTGTGTCCACTCGAGCGTGTGTAGTTCCTTTTCAAGTTTCACATCCTCGACGATCGCGCCCCCATCCCGAAACCACTGCTCGAGGTTGCCCGCGAGCTCGTCACGCAACCGGTCATAGATCTTGGGTTTGCGTCGCGCGCCATCGGACGCACGCACCGTCGTAAGCTGAAACGCCGCCGTGTGATCGGCCTCGTACGCACGCAACAAGATCGTGATCTTCGCGCCGATCGCGCCCTCACGGTCGAGCACGATCACGGGCGTTTCGCGCGGCAGTTTGAATTCAGTGATCAGCACGAGCAATTGCACGAGGGCTTGATCCTCGGTGAGCCCGCGAAACGGTCGGAACGCGAGCACCTTCAACCCGCGGCGCATGCAAAACATCCACTCGTCACCCATGCCCGACTCGCCCGCCGGGTCGAGGCCGATGTAGAGCAACCCGGCCTCGGCCGTGTCGTGCCATCGTTGCTCGGCGAGCGCGATCGCGTGCAGGTTGAAAATGCGACCCGACTCGTTGAGCGCGTGTAACCCCTTGACGCGCACGCGATAGAGTGGCGAATCCTCGCCCCATTCCTCGCGCTTGGCGTCGATCCAATCGCGTGACGCGAGGCCCGGAATCACGGCGCGACCTTGCACGACGTTGGGTGTTTCTTCCGAGCTGATCCGGATCGTCTTATAAAAGGCTGATTTGCTGTAAAACGCCTCAAAAAACTCACCCTCGTTACGGGTCGGGTTGCCGAGCAACAGCGCCTTGGCACCGCCCGCGCGGTTGCCCTCGACGCCCTCAAAGATCGCGTCGGGGATGCCCGAGGCCTCGTCGAGGATGTACAAAAGATTGCGGCCCGACACGCCTTGCACCGCCTCAGCCTCGCGGGCGGTGAATCCAACGACCTCCCGGAAATCGTCCGACTTGAGCCCGGTGCGGGCCAGCATGCCGAGGTCGCCGCCGATCATGGCCGAGTGCGGGCACGGGCGTTTGATGATTAGCCCGTCGGGATCGTCGAGCTTGCATTGCACGCACCGACCCGACCGAGCCCGTAACATCATGAGCTCACGCCAAAGGATCTGATCCACTTGGCGCGAGGTCGTCGACGACATGATCGCCCGGGCATCCTCGCACGAGCAAAACCACCATAGCGCGAGGCCCGCCGCGAGGTTCGATTTGCCGACTTTGTGCCCGCTCGCGACCGCCACGCGATCGTAATCGCGCACCGCCTCGATCACCTCGATTTGTCGCGACCATGGCTCGACGCCGAGCACCTCGCGGAAAAACTCGATCGGTTTTTGACGATAGTGTGGCGAGGGAAACCGCACGCGGGTCGACGCGGTCACCTCGGCGCGTATGAGCTCGACGATCGAGCCCGTCATGGTAAGGCGTACCGCCGACGGTCGCGACAGTCGCCGGCGTGCGACCTCCGACGCGATCGAGCGGGTCACGGGCGCGCGATAGGGTGCACGGTCGCGCCGCCGGCGGCCGCGTCGACCGCGGCGACGACCTCGGCACCCATAAGCCGATTGGCCCGAGTGTAATCGTCGAGGCGTTCGGTCACGAGGCCCGACGAGTCGGCGTGCAGTAGCTTGACGACCTCGCCGGTGAGCTCGAGCAGTCGCGCCCGCTCGCGGCCCTCGAGTCGGGCGAGCTCGTCGAGCTCGGCGACGATCGCACTTAGCTGGCGCGTGCTCGCCGCCCGCGTGCGCCGCAACTCGAGCAATGTCGCCCGGCACTCCTCGCGTTTGTGAAACACCTCGACGTGTCTAGACACATCCGGTTGCTTAGTCATCGGATCGGACCTTCCGTCACGCCGCCCGCGTATATCGCGCACGCGTGTTATACGGTGTACCCTACGTGCCCGCGCGTTGGCTAGCCCGCCAACGACATTTGAAAAGGGAAACCTGTATGCACCGACGGATCGCAGTGCTCGCGCTCGCGTTGTTGGTCGTCGCTCCTATCGCCCGCGCCGCCCGCGCGCAAACACCGCCGCCGGCGAGCTCGTGCACACCCGTGTGGATCTGTCCTATGCCCGGCGGCACGGGCGGGCGTAGCGGCACCGGCGGCGGCGGTAATGCAGCTAGCGGCGGCGGCGCGGGCGGGCGTAGCGGTACGGGCGGCGGCGGCACGGGCGGTCAACCCGCCGGCGGGCTCGTCGTCACCGCGGCCCTCGAGCTCGACCGGCGCGTCGTCGTCGCGAGCGCGTCTGGCACGCTCAACGCCTCGATCACCTACACCAACACCTCGGCGACCGCGATCGCCGTGCGCGAAATCCGAATCGCGGCCCGAGCACCCGGCGCGACGCACGGCGGCGGGCCTTACACCGACCTCGCGCCCGTCGTGCAAAACGCGACGGTCGAGCCCGGCGCACACGTCACGTTGCAAGCGGCACGCACGTTCAAACCGAGCGACACCGTCGGCCAGTGGGAAGCCTACGCAACGCACCTCGACGCCGCCGGCGCATGGCACGACGCACCCTCGGAACATTTCGCGGTCGTCGCGAGTTCGGGCCCGCCGCCGACGTCGCCGGGCACCATGTCGGTCGGTACGCAATCGTGGTTCATCGCGCCTTGGGCGGGCACCGCCTATTTCAAGTCGGGCGTCGCCTGGGCAACGGCGTACGCCGCCGGCGACGACATATGGGCCCCGCAACTGATCGCCGACTTGCAAGGTTTCACAACGTTTCGACACATGGATACCAACGCGACCAACTTTTCTAAGATCAAGACTTGGTCGCAACGCAAGTTGCCGACGGATCCTAAGAACGCCGAGGTGTATATCGACGGTGCGTCGCCCGCATCGACAACCGGGCTCGCGGTCGAGTGGCAGGTTGACCTATGCAACCGCGCCGACGTGGATTGTTGGTTCACACACCCGTATCTCGCCGACGATAACTATCTCACGCAACAAGCGACGCTGATCAAGGCGAAGCTATCACCCGCGTTGCGCGTGTATATCGAGCTATCGAACGAGGTTTGGAACGGCTCATTTTCGCAATACCAACAAGCGATCGACGCGGGTCGTGCGCTCGGTGTGCCCGGGTCGAATCAGTATTATCAAGGGATCGCACACGAGGCATACCGCGCGCTACAAATGTATCAGATCTATCAGTCGGTGTTCGGCGCGGCCGCTATGGGTGAGCGCGTGATCCGCGTCTTTAGCGAGTCGGGCAACCTCGACCTAACAACGCAAGCACTCAAAAACGTGTACGCCTCGGCACAGTGGAATCCGCACGGGCAAAAAATCGATATGCTCGCGCTCGCACCCTACATCGGCAACGGCGTCAACGGCGCGTCCGAAACGCTAAGTCGGTGGAATGGCGAGGTTGACGCCAAGGTCAACGGGCAACCGATCACGTACGCACTCGAGCAACACGCCCGCGCGTATGAGATCCCGCTCCTCGGCTGCTACGAGGCCGGAATGCACCATCTACAAAACGCCGACCAATGGGCGCGCAACTCGGCGAGCTATGACGGGTATGTATACATGCTCGATCGGTTCGCCGAGAAAATGAACGCGCCGTGTTGCATGTATACGTTGCACGGCACTTGGGAACCTAAAGGCGCATGGGGCTTGTACAACAACGTCGGCCAAGCGACCTCGGCCGCGCCCAAGGCACGCGCCGCCAAGGATTGGGCCGCCGGCACGGCGGTACGCGCAACGAGCACTGTACGGGTGATCTTGATCTTGGTTGGCGTGCTCATACTCGTGTTGATCGTGCTCGTCGGGCTACGGCTGCACGCGTCGAGGCGCGCGGTGTCCACGCCGCCGACCAAGCCCAACGAGCGTGAGTGATTCGATGACTAGCAAACCGTTCGGGCAGTATGTCGACGTCGTGATGGATTGCGCGGCGCTAGTCGCGAATGAACGTCGTGCTGCCGACCTCGCTAACCTCGAGCGATGGGAGGCCGAAGAAGCCGCCCGCGACCCGCGCCGGCCCGGCGTCTACAATCCCGGTGATCGGGTGCGTTATAGCGCGCGGTTCGTGCAAGGCCACGGCCTCACCGAGCTCACGGCGGAGTTCGTGATCCAAGAATGCAGCTGCGACCTATGCGCGCTGGGCGAGCACGTTTGCACGACCGAGTGGCTGGCGAGTTACGATACATGGCGTCACCTGCACCGAGACAATATCCGGCACAAGGGCATGCTAACGGCCGACGACTTGCCGCCGGGCATGTGGAGGCCGATCGTAATGCCACGCATCGCGCCCGTGGCACCGGTAAAGCCGTTGGCAAAGTGCAGGCGTTGAAATGCCGTGGGCATGCCTCGAGCACGAGATTGCGAGCGAGTTCGAGGAGCTCACGAGCCGCGGCGATGTGTTGCGCCAAGCGTTCGAACGGCGCATCCACCGGCGCGTGTGGGGCCGTACGCCCATCGCGTGTCGAACCTGCGGCACGCGGTTTACGCCGATCGATGTGCGGCGTGTGTATTGCTCGGCACGGTGCAAATCCCGGCATCATGCGTCACGAAGCCACCGCGATTGGCAGGATCGGCGCTGTAGCCAGCGACTCGCCGCTCGATCCAACCGAACGTGTGCGGACCCGCGTTGCCGGAAGCCATTCACGGGCCGACGATCTGACAGCTTGTATTGTTCGCACGGGTGCCGGGATCGCTGGCGTGCACTGAAATACCAGCGTCGGCGCGCTAAAGCACACGCCTAGCGTTACTGACACACGCCGATCTCGGTCTGGCTGTTATCCCAGTGCCACGCCTCGCATCGCGCACCCTTGACGCATTGCGGCGCCGCGACCGAGTTGCACGCGTACACGGCCCAACTCAGCCGATACTGATACAGCGACTCGTTGGCGCACTTCAGCACGACGCCCGAGGGTAGCTTGCACGCGGTCGGTTTGACGACGGGTGCGGGCGGCACGACGACCGGCGGCGTCACGGGTACGGGCGTCACGCCAGCATCGACAACGGGCGCGGGCGCGGGCTCGACCGGCGCGGGCTCGACCGGCACACTGGCGTCAGGCGCGGGCGTTGGCTCGACGGGCAACGGTGAAAGGGGGTTGCTCGATTCCCCGTCGGCCGCGCCAGCGTCGGCTACGGGCGCGGGCGGCACGTCGACGGGCGCGACGATCTCGGGCTCGTACATCGGCACGTCGGCGTCGGGCTCGACCAAGTCGGCGACCTCGGTGGCACACGACGCGCTCAACAAACACACGACCAAGGCAACCAGGGTTACTCGATACTGCACGCTCTAATTATAGCGTGCGCGCTATACACCTTGACAATGACCCGCGCGGCTATACGCCGAGTTTGTCGAGCGCGGTGCACACCTCGTCGGCGATCGCCGGATACCGTGCGAGCACGCGGGCGAGTTCGGCGCGTATGCGCACCCAAGTCGGGTGCTCGCGGATAATACGATCCTCGGTGAGATCCGCCTCGCGCTGTAGGCGATGCTGTAGTGCGAGCGTGCGCGTGTAGCTATCGGTGATCCGCACGCGGTCGCTCGGCAAGATGTCGGTCGCCTCGAGTTGCCGGCGTATCTGGCCGAGTAGCTGTGCGGTTTCGTCGAGCGAGCTCGGCGCCGCCGCCGCGTGCCCGTTGGTCGGCGCCGCGGCCGCGAGGGGCGCGGCGTCGGGCGGTACCAAGCCCGCCGGCAACCGGCCCCAGCTCGGCGCGGGTATCTCGTACGCGTTCCACAGTGCCGCGCGGCCCGCCGGATTGGGCGTCGCGCGACCGAAACGCCAGTCGATCACAGTTTGGCGCGAGGCGCCGCACGCATTCTGGATTTCAGTCAACGTCGCCTTGACCGCGAGCAATAAGCGTTGCCCCTCGGATCGTACGACGACGTCGACGCGCTCGGGCGAAACCGAATTTTTCGCGCGATGCAACCGGACCTTGGATTTTCTGGGGCGGCCTCGCAAATTTTTAGGTATGGCCATGACCACGTGTGACGGTTGATGCATGGTCAAGAAATATATCCCGGCGCCAAATTTTCCACCACACCACCGGTTTTGGCGCTCGCCTCCCCTCGGACCTGCAGTCCCCACCACTGTAGGTCAGGGGGGTACGTGGGTCGCACATCTCCGATAATAGGCTCGCTGGTAGGCGCTCGACGCCGCTCTACATCGTTCACACCTACAGCCTGCTGTGTACTTAGATCGCGTGCCATGCTCGGCAACACGTTTTATCTTTACTACAGGTTGACGTTCTAACGCGCGGCGTAACTTTGCACATACGCGATGCTCGATATGGCGTCGTTTTGACAGTCGCCGATTTGGTGTCGGGCAATGTTCATACTGACAACACCTCGCAGCCGCAGAACGAGCTCGGATACAAGCCATGTGCATAAGCCCCGGTTTCCCATGCTGTGGCAACACGGGTTTTCCGGGTGTTAGACAATGTTCATACTGACAATGGTTGTGTAATTTCACAACACGCGTCGCTAGCACAAGCTTGCCCTCGAGCTCAGAAATCTCACTCGCGCTAAACTCATGCCCGCAGTTGCTACACTCGCGCGCACCAATCGGTAACGCGCACTCGCATATCGGACACAGTTTCTCAGGCAATGATCCCGGTTTGGCAATGGCGCGCACGCGTGTGCCGTGAAGCGAATACGACACGTCCTCAAGTGGCAAACCATGCACATGTGCATTTCCAGCATGGTCGAGCACAAGCGGTGTTGGTGTTGCTTCGCCATCCGTAGGACGCGTGATCCGTCCACACATTTGCATCCATAAACACGTAGACAATGTTGGGCGGGCAACGATCGCAAGCTTCGCCTCGGGACAATCCCAGCCCTCAGTAAGCACCATGCAATTCACGATCACGCGCGTGGTTCCCGTCGCAAAACGAGCAAGGATCTCAACACGCGCTCGCAATGGCACATCACCGGTAAGCAACTCGGCGTCAATGCCACGCTCATCAAACGACGCGACAATGTGCTCGCCGTGCTCGACGTTGACCGCATAGCAAACGGCCGATCGACTGCCGGCGTGTTTGACGTAGTGATCAACAATGTTTCCCACCAACACTTTGCGGTTGACGGCGCGCGCCAAATCAGCCTTTGAAAAGTCGCCGGCGAATACCCGCACACCACTCAGATCGGGTCGCTGATCATATGGAACCGTATACACACGAGGGCGCATTAACCATCGCGCTGCAATGAGATCACTCGCGGGCGGTGCCGACACAATTTCTTCAAACAGATCACCAAGCGGTCGACCGTCGAGGCGATACGGGGTTGCCGTAAGCCCATACACATTGGCTTTAGGGTAGTGAGCTAACAGCGCACGGTAAGTCTTTGCAGTCGCATGGTGCGCCTCGTCAATCAAAACGATCGACGCATTCGGAGCACGAGCTCGGTTTAGCGTTTGAATGCTTGCGACTTGAATCCTCGCGTGAGGTCGTTCGGCCAACGTGTAAATCTCGTCGCCAACGCGACCGCCGCCAAGAATCACACCAATCGCATGTTGCGCTACGCCGCTCTCACGTAGCCGCTGCACAGCTTGTTTTACAAGCTCACGGCGGTGAACCACAAACAACACGCGATGCCCGCGATCGAGCGCACCGCGCATGAGCGCGGCTGCGACCACGGTTTTGCCCGAGCCCGTCGGGCCAACGACCAACACGCGCCGCGCTGACGCTCGTCGGATCCGGCGTAGCCAATCGAGTTCGTAATCACGTAGTTTCATAAAACCACACGGTCACGGCCACAACACGAACATCGCCCAACCGAGTAAGCCCACGATCACGATCGCGCCCGCGACATGTACCAACACGACGAGCAACACAAACACGGCCAATCCCGCGTGACGCACCGCCCGCGCCGTGCGCCTTAGATACCGGGCCCATGCACGACGACGACGTGTGCGTTGACGGTATTGGCCGGTGCGGCATTGGGCACTCACGACAACTTCACGGGTTGAAACCCCGCACACGCGCATTGCCAAACCGCGCAACTCCCGTCGAGATGCATGTGCTCACGTTGGCCGTGCTGACACACGGCACACCAATGCACGTTGTCGGGCCCGACTCGCATGATCCGCAACGCAGTGTTGAGCCGTTGCGAGTCGGCGCCGCCAACCCGCCCCATCTCTTGCAACACGACCATGGCGGCGGCCTCGAGCACGTTGACACGCGCGCGCGCTAAATCGAGTTCGCGCCGCTGATCGGCGATGATGCGCGGATAATCCTCGGGCGCGGACGGCAACACGCCTCGATAGCAGTCGTCACACACGACGGCGCATGGCACATCGCCAAACAACGCCTTGGATTCCGCGAGCGCGTCGGCGTCCGACCATGCTTTGCGGTACGTTTGCCCGCACATCGTGCAGGTGAACGTCGGCACTTCGGGATCATCGGGCGTCATGATCGCGCGCCGCCGTTGGGGTCACCGCCCGTCGACCGTAGCGATACCCGCAACGCGCCGAGCGCGACCGTCAACGCATATTTCACGTCGGCGGCCGAGTTGCGTTTGGGATCGAGCACGACGATCGGGCTCACGTTACGGTCGTCGACCGCGATCACGATCACCGCTCGACACCTCAACAGATCGTGAGCAGCTAGCGCGCACGCTTTAAGCTTTTCATTGTCCATTGTCGCCGCCGAGCCGATACAGCTGCCGCACGCGATCGCGTGTCTCGTCGTCGCAAAACCGCGCCGAAAACAACACGAGCCATCGCCGCTCTAACTCGATCGCCTCGTCGCGGGTCAACCACGGGCAATGCAGCATGCAATGCGCAACAAGCGCATCAAAACAGGCATCGGCCTCGGTTTGGTCGGTCACCCGCATGGCGCGTGACAACGCGTCGGGCTCGACCGTCGATCCGGTTTTCGTGGTCATGAGCAAGTCGCCTTTTCCTCGCGATGCACCAACGCCTCGGCGATCGCGCGTAAGCACCAAGCACAGATTTGTAACCCGCCAATGCGCCAACGGCGCCTCACCGGCGACTCGCACAGCTCACACGTGACCGTCACAACGAGCCTCGGCGGCGAATACGTCGCACGTGATCATGCTCGTGCCCGGCGGCCCGCTCGGCGTAGTGCAACGACATGCCGAGCCCGTACACGAGTCCGGCGAGCGTGAGTAACACGCACCCGAAAGGCGTCGCGACCGGGCAAGGTTCAATCAACACCGGGCCGATCCACGGCCAGAAAAACCGCGCGCCCAAATACGCGCCCGCGGCGCCGAGCACGCCCGCCGCAGGGTGCCTCACGACGGACAGATCACGCACGCCGCCCCCCTTCACATTGCCGTGCCAAACTGCAAAAACGGTTTATATCACGCGCGGTATAGCGCTTGGCAACACGCAACTGCACCCGAGCAACACACGTAGCTCACCAGCGCGTAAAATCGTCTGGCCGATACATACCGCCGCCGCCGCGTCGGGCCCCGCGGCCGGTTTGAGAAATCGCCGCGCGCCGAGGTCGCGGGCTATCACTTGCTCGGCATACGCCGCCTCGAGTCGCCGCGCTTGCTCGCGGGGCAACGTGCGCCCGCCGAATAGCTGCCGGCGCCATTGGCCGACGGTGCGCTCGACGAGGTGCTCGTCGGGTTGCCCCGTGACAAACCATGACCGACGCCAATCACGGGCGGTCGCATGCAGACTCAGGGCCGCCGACTGATACCCGCCCCATGGCACCTCGAGCAACGCCGCGACGGGCAAACCACGCATGTACGCGGCCCCGATCGCGTCGCTGAACACGCGCGCCCGCTCGGCGTCGAGCCGCGCGTTGACCTCGCCGTAATCCCACAGCCGACCCGCGATATATGTCGCGTAGCCCGAGCGCTTGGCCGAGTCGATCGCGACGAGCACCGCGTCGAGCGGCGTGCGTGTTGGCGGTTGGGCCGCGGGCCCGCGAGCTCGGTGGATGATCATCGGCGGGCGGCGGCGGCGCTTGGCACGCGACGGGCGCGGCACGGCGGCGGTCATGGCGGCGACTCCAGCAACTCCAACTCGATCGCGTGCGGCACATGCCACAGCCCGAGCGCGCCGGAGCACGGGATCGGCTCGTCGAGCACACGCACGTCGTCGAGCAACCATCCGTAGGGCCCGAAAAACCAGCGGCTTGCCGCGGCTCGTTGGGCCTCGTCGAGACTGATGGTGTTGGAGTACGCGAAGTCGTCGGTATAGTGGATCCAGCCTTTCACGACGGCGGTGCCGACGATCCCTTGCAGCCGCCCGCGCGGGTCGTCTTCGCAGCCAATGAGGCGCGCGGCCTCGGCGTCATAATGCTTGCCGGCGTGCAGAGCGATGCGCTTGCCGATCGCATGCGGCCAAGGCCGCCAAGGTCGATTTTCAACGCGCTTGGGATCCTCGGCGAGGTACAGGAACGCGAAATGCCAGGGCCGCCAAAGCGTAAGCGCCCGCATTACGCGCCCCGCTCGCCGGCGCTGGCCAGCGCCTCGGCGACACCGAGCGCGAGCACCGTGGCTTGCCGGGCCCGGTGCGTGCTCGACCGAGCCATGCCCGAGGCTGCCGTCGCGAGCGCGTCGAGGGCTTGCACCGCGGCCGCGACCCGGCGGGTGCGCTTACGGGCCCGCGGCGCGCCGGCCGTCGCTAGCTCAACGAGTGCGTCGATCGCCGCGGCGTTGGCGGCGCGGTGCCGGCGCTGGTAGGCGGCGTGGCAAGCTCGGCAATACCGTTGCTTGCGCCGTGTGTGTTTGACGCCGCACTTTGAACACCGTGCCACGTGAAAGCACGTTTCTTGACCAACGCTGGCTAGGTTTATCTCGCTCACGTGTTAGGCCCCTTTCTCGAACTCGTTGCCGAGCGACAACCAACCGACGCGCGTGCGTCGCGCGAATAGTTCAACGTACGGCCCGCCGGGTATGAGGGCCTCGGCGATTTCGTAGATGCGATCGGGCTTGCGACTATGCTCGAGCACGGGCGCGGCGAAGCGCGATCGGATCGATCGGTTGGCAACTTGCACGCGACCGCGCACGCCGATCAAGCACACCTCGTGCGCCGCTCGAACATAGCGGCCCATGCCGAAAAACGCTTTACCAGTGCGTGTTTCCTTGTCCCAAACGATCTCGCTTTTGATCGTGAAACCCCATGCCGCGGCAACGCGCAACGCCTCGTGTTGCATCGCGGCAACCCGCCACAACATGAGCAAACAATCCGCCGCCAACAGCGGCAACGGAAACCGCTCCAACTCGGCGACCGTCATGCATGGGTAGTGCTTCGCCGCGCCGCGGCCGGGTCCCGGCAACGCGTCGCCGAACTTCCACGGCGGATCGGCCATCAGCACGCGTGCGCCGCTCATACTTGGCCCGCCGCCGCGCCCGCCGCCAACAGCGGCACCGGCACCCCGTCACCGACCTCGACCTCGACGAGCACAAGCCCGTACCAGCCGAGCACGCGACCGATCGTGAAACCCCGCGGCTCGAACCGACCCGCGACGGGCCCGAGGGCCTCGGCGGCGGTGAGGCGCCATGCGCCGCGGGTCGCCGCTTTGCGATCACACCACTCGCCAAGCGCCGCCGGCGAGGCGCGGTCGTGCTCGGCGGCGAGGGCCATGGCGGCGAGCTCGGTGCCAGTGAACACGGGCCACGTCGCCGACACCGACACATACACGGGTTGGCTAGTCGTAAACACTATGGCCCCAACGGGCCCGCCGAGGGGCGGCGCGGCGCGACCCGGCACCGCACACGCGCAAACCAGGGTGCAAGGCGCTGGGAGGCTCGATAGCAGCCGAGGGCAGAATGACAGCACCTCGGCAACGGCGACCGACTCGGGCCCGGCGGCGAGCGGCGCGGGCGCGGGCGGTTTTAGGTCAACGGGGACTTCTATGTGCTCGTCGCCGGAAAACCCCCTCGGCTCGGCGGGCCACAACGAATAATTAGTATGACTATGCTTACTACTAGTCATACTATCCCTATCAAACTAATGTAGGTGGCCCCACGTACATCTCGGTGGCCCCACATCGACGTGTAGGTGGCCCCACCTACAGGCCAACGCAATCCCAATGATTTCGCGGGTGGCCCCAGTGGCCCCAGTTGGCCCCACCAAAAATAGGAGGGCTTAAGAGAAAAACTCTCATTGTGAAGCGATCTGTTTTTGCGACTCGATCTCAACAACAACGAATTCTGCTGAGACTCTCCTATATTTGGTGGGGCCAACTGGGGCCACTGGGGCCACCCTGGGAATGTCCAACCAAATCCAGCGTTTAGCTGGCGTGTCGGTGGCCCCACACCAATGTAGGTGGCCCCAGTCATAGTGGGGCCGGTCCCGTATCCAACTGTAGGATAACTAAACGGGGCCTACCAACACCAGCTATACGTACTTTGGCGTCGTAGTGGCTAACTTCCGTACTCAGCCATCCACGGTCACGCCAGCACCGAAGCACCTCGTTAGGCGACAGGCGGTGCGAGTCGAGAAAGACCCTAAGCGAGGCCGGGATAAACAACAACTGATATTCACTACGCCGGAAACCGTGCCGCGTTTTGCCCGTGTGCCGCTCGAGTTTCTCGCCTCCGTCGCTCGCCGTTTCGAGCAACGGAAACGCGTCGGGCTCAGCCATGGCCCAATCGCGCACGAGCTCGAGGGCCCGCTCGGCGAGCGGCAACACGATTTCGCGCGCGTCGCGCTGCAAGTAGAGCGCGTGCATGGTGGCGCCGCCGGGTGCGCCAAGCCCGAGGCGGTGCGCGATGATCTCGGCGGTCATGAGCGTTGCGAAGTAGCCCGCGACGCGGCCTTGCAACGGGTCCGGTGCTGATTCGCGTAGTTTTTTCGTAATCACTTTGTACGAGGCCCGAAACGGCGCCCAATCGTCGATCTCGAGCAGGTTTTCAATCCAACGCCGGCCGAACATGCCCGAGCGCGCGATACACGCCTCGCGTAGCTCGTCGACATCGGCCGCGGTGAGCTCACCAAAGCCGTTGACCGGCAACTGGATTACCCGCACTTGCGCGCCCGTCATGGTGTTGTGATCGGCGAGCGGCTTTTCGCCGGTCGACAACACGACGGTGCGCCACGTCGGCGTTTCGCGTAGCGACAGATCCGCTTTGCCGCGCGCGCGCCCGCCGCCGTTGATCAAGCTGTAGAGCATGCGCTCGAGGCCAACCGGGTCGGACGCGCCGACCTCGTCGTAACACTGCGGGAGGTCGTTGAGCTGTTGGGCCCGCAGCTCGGCTGCGGTCGCCGTCGTGTTCCATGATCCGAGCCACGCCTCGCACGTCGGATCACCAAACACGCTCGCCGCGATCTTGAGCTGTGAGGTCTTGCCCCGCGACGAGTCGCCCGGTAGGTGGATCGCGAAATTGGGCACGTCCAGCGGCTCGAGCAACGTCGCCGCGAGCGCGCCCGCAATCATCGCGGCGCACACCGGTGAGGCCGCCCACGCTCGGCGTAGCAAGTCGATGTGCTCTTGCAGTGAGTCGCCGCGCGCGGTGAGTGCGGCGAACAATTTTTTGCGGTCGCCGCGCGTGTCGAGCGTGATCGCGCGTTCGCGGTCGTCGGCAAACCGCGGGCGGTCGAGTACGAACGCGCGCTCACCCTCGAACGTGTGCCAGCCGGTACGCCCGACGCAATACACACGGTCGAGGTTGCCGTTGACGCGCTCGAGTTCTTCCAACCAGTCGACGATCTTCGGGGCCGAGTTGGAGGTCACCGGCGCGCCGTACATGCCGAGCTCGGCGACCATGGTGCGCGAGTCGATCAGCGCTTTACGGTTGACGACGAGCGGGATCCACTTGTCGTCACGCTCATAGCAAATCTCGACCCGCGCCTCGTGCGTGTAGTAGTCGGCGAGGTGCCGCACGAGCAAGATCGGCCGCGCCGCGACCTTGACGTCGCCGTGTTTGAGGTCGCCGGTTTTCCAAAGCCCGCCGTCACGACGGATCTCGTAACCCTCGGGCAAGCGTAGAGTCTCGGCGATCGGCGCGCCGTTGAGCGCACGCACGTTCTTCGCCATGGTGAGCGGCGACTTGGGATCGAGGCCCTCGAGTTTTTGGGCGGTGTCCAAAAGCGCACGCGTCGGCGCCTCACCAAACGCGCCGAGGTAATCGTCGATCCCTTTGTGCTCGCGCGTCGGCGGCGCGACAAACAGCACCTCGGCCGCGCCGGCCGCGGTGAGCACACCGACGAGGCGTTGCGCCGCGTTCATGACTTGATCGTTGTCGCGGGCGTCGGCGTCGAACACGATCACGTGCCGGCGGCCGGCGATCGTGACGTGCTCGCGGATCAGCGGGTGCAATCGCCACTCGCCGGTTTCGTCGCGGTGCGCGACGTCGAGCCAATTCCACACGCCAGTGAGGCCGATCGTTGGGAGGCCGAGTTGGTCGAGGGCCAGCCCCTTTTTCTCGCCCTCGGTCCAATGCAGCGGCCGCGTGACGTCGCGGTACCACGCACCGTTGTCACGCCGAGCTCGCGGCGGGAAGTACACGAGCACGCCGGCGGTGCGCTCGTCGGCTTGCTCGTAGCGGATCGCCTTGCCGCGCTTGTTTGTGCGCGGGTTTTTCGGCTTAACCCGATAGTCGTACGGCTCGGTCGCGCCGGGTATGTAGAGCGGAAACACGAGGGCCCAACCATGGTGCCGCGGAAACGTGCGGCGACGTAACAGCTCGGCGATCGCCTTGGCGCGGTGCTCGGTGTACAGGTTGGCAAGCTCGATCGTTTCGTCGGTGAGGCCCGACGCGCGCAACTGATCGAGGTGCTCGGGCACGAGCCCGCGCTTGTCGGGCAAGCTCGCAACGAGCCTTAGATGACGCGGCGAGGCGTCGCCGGCGTCGTCGCCGCCGTCGTGTGTTTCCTCGGCCATGCGGGCGCTACGCGTGCACGCGGCGCTTGGTTTTGGAGCTCGGCTGTTTGGTCTTGAGCTTGCCGCCGACCTTGCCGCCGACCTTGGCTTTGCCGGCGGGCTTGCGCTTCGTGGGTTTCACGCGGTCGAGATAGGCGGCTTGGTTAGGGCCAACCTCGCTACCGTCGTCGTCGAGCTCGTCGCGGTCGGGGTCGACGAGGTCGGGGTCGAGCTCGTCGGCGTGCACCTCGCCGTGTTCGTCACCCTCGGGCAAGCCGCCCGGGTCCGACGGCAACGGTAACGACCCTTGACGATCGGCGGCGGTCATCGCGCGTTGCTCGACGGTGTCGCCGGTGTCTTGGCGCACGAGCGTGTACACGTTTTGGACAAAGTCGGCGATCCACTTGCATACGACGACCCTGTTTTCCTCCTCGGAATCGATCACGTGTGCGAGCTTGTTGCGCTGATCAGTCGCCGCGAAGATTTTCTTGTTCACGGCGCGGCGCTCGGCCTTGAGCGTGTCGACCAACAACTCAGCCTCGGCCATCGCGTCGCCGCGCATGCGTAGCTCGTCGTCGGTGAGCTTGCAGGGCAACTCACGCTCAATCGCTATGCCCTCGTCATTCGGTGCGGTGCTGCCGTTTCCCTTTGCCATGATCGGACCTATCGGGTTGGGGTTTCGTTGGTCAGTCTGCCGGCTAGAGCTGCACGCACGGCGAGCCACTTACGCGGCGACTCTCACCGTGCGCGCGCGGCGCCTCGCCTTGGCGAGCTTAGTAACCTTGCCGACGCGTTTACGTTTGCCCGTGAGTGCGGCGCGCTTGCGTTTCGCCTTGGGTTTACGCTTGCGGGGCGCGGCGGCGCGCTTGCGTTTGACCGCGCGGGTTGGCTTTGCCGGTTGCAGCGCGAGGTACAGCTTGTGTATCGCGTACACCTCGGCAACGCTCACCGCCTCGCCGGTCGCGAGACTGATCGCGAGCGCGCTCGCGTAGTTCGGCGGGCGCTTGCCAGTGCAAATGGCATGCACGGTGCCGTATGAAAGGCCGGTCGCGCGCTTGATTCGCGACAGTGCGCCGTGTTCCTGGTCGGCGAACCATTTTGCAAAGTGCATGACCGCGAGTTATACCGGTGCCCGTTTATCACGTCTATGGGATAAACGCGCCAGCCAAAACCCCGCGTCGCACCTACATTCGACTAGCAAACACGCCTAGTCCGCGCGCGGACTATTGCGCGCGCGGTATAGTTGCGCTTACGTAGTGGGCCGATGGCGCGACCCAAAACTAGGCCCGATCCGAACGCGGCCGATCCGTTGAGCGAACCGACGGTCAACCGGCGGCTGCACGCGGCGTATCTGGCAAAGGGTTGGACCCGTGCCGATTTTGCGCGCCACATGGGCGTGAAGTACCAAACGGTCGATCGGTGGGATACCGGCGAGTTTAACCCCGGTCTCGACACCTTGTTTCGCGCCGCCGAGCTCGTCGGCTACACGCCCACGCAGCTGCTACACGGCCGCGACGGTAGTGCGAGTGCGCGCGAGCCCGTGCTTAACGACGACGACATGACCACCGAGGAACGCGCGGCGCTCGACCTCGTGTTACGCGAGTTCGCCGAGGCGGTGACACCCGCGTTTGTCGCGTCGTACCGAGCCGAGATTGCGGGCGGCGCGACACGCGCGGCGGCCGCGGCCAAGGCTCGCGACCTCGCGCTCGAGGCCCGTGCGTTCGCCATGAAGCGCCGTGCGCTATCCGACGCGGTGTTGCTCGGCGGCAAGCCCGCGACCGATTTTGCCGCGCCCGTCGCGCCCGCCACGCCGGCGGACAAGCGCCGCCGCAAGCGTTAGCGCTTACGGCAACTGGCACAACGCCGCCGCGAGGTCGTCGACCTCGACGCTGCGTAGGTCGGTCACCACCCTAGTCCTTATAGAGGGGGGGGGGGGGGGGGGGGCGGCGGGAGGGGCGCCCCCCCCTTGGGGAAGCGACGCCCGCGCCGCGAGGCGGGCGGCGGTGTCACGCCGCGGCCCCGTGGATGGGGGGGGGGGGGGGGGGGGGGGGGGTACTTGGGCTAGGTGCCGACCGACGTTGGCGAGCACGTGCTCGGCACATGCGCGGGCGATCGAGCGATCAGAGCCCTCGAACACCGCGTCGTCGAGCAACAGACACGCGGCGAGCGCACCGGGTTTCGTCGGCAACCGTAGGCCCGTATGTGACGCGACTACGTTGGTAATCGCCGTGATCGTGTGCTGCATGTGCTGAGTATTCCCCGCCCTGTGCATGCGCCGGATCCAAGATCAGATCGGGTCGGTCTTTATATAGCCAAGAGGCACTTTTGGCGAGAATGTCCGCATTTTGGTGTGATGTGGTCGCCGGGTGTGTGTCACGCGCATCACTGATCCGCGATCCCCGCTTGCCTCGCGCGATCGCACGGCTCGTCGCCGCCGCCCGCAATTGTCACGCGTGCGGTTTATCCCATTGACGTGATAAACGTGGCCGGCGTATACCCCGCGTGCAGTCGATACCACGCAAAGCGGAGGGCTACCGCATGGCATGGAACTACCGGCAATACGGGTCGGCGATCGATCCCGTACACAAGTCGCACTTGAACGATATTACCGGCGACTGGGGTTGCCCGACGCGGTTTCGTTATGCAATGGACGCGCGCGCGGCGGCCGGCGGCGCGGTGTACAACCTCGACAAGCCGGTGCGCGGCGACGCGGCATGCGGTACCGCGGCGCACGAAACGATCGCGCGCGTACTTACGCACCCTGAGACGCGCGACCGAGTGCTCGCGGGGCCCGGTGTCGTGTCGCGTGATCATGTTGCGCGCACCCTAAACGAAGAACTCAAACGCGAGGCCGGCGGCCGAAGGATCGAGTGGTACGACGACGACGCCGGCGAGGTGATCACCGACCGCGTGTCGATGGTGTGCGGGTTGCTCGACGACTTGCACCGGCACGTCGCCGAGGTCGTACTCGTCGAGCCCGCATTTCTAGTCAAGCTCGGCGCGCACTGGTTGAGCGGGCACATTGACCTCGTATACCGCCCGCGGCGTAACCCGGCCGGGCTTGCGCTGGCCGATTGGAAAACGGGCGCGTCGCGGCCGCTACCAATCGAGCTCGATCACGGTTGGGAGGCGGGCGTGTATTCGCTCGCGGTGCACTCGGGCGTGTTCCTCGACCGCGCGCAACTCGAGGTGATTCCCGGCGGCGAGGCGGGCGTGACGACGGTCGCGTGCGGCACGCACACGGTCACGCACCCGTCGCGGTACATGGCCGAACGCGAGTGCGCCGAGCGCGTGCTTGCCGCGGCGGCGACCGCGGCCGAGCTCAAAGGCGCGTCGCCCGGCGTGCCGCTACAAAGCCTCTATCGCTTTCCGGGCGAGATCTATCACGTGCACCTCGGCGACTACGTGCCGTACAAGCGCGGCGGCAAGAAAGCGATCAAGCGGCCGGAAGACCTCGCGTGGTACCGACTCGCGCAACCCGCAACGGTGAAGTTTGAGGCCGGCGCGTTGCGCGGGCCCGCGTGGCTACCGGTGCGGATCACCGAGCACGATATCCCGCGCGTCGAGTACCGCGTGCGCAATGTCGTGGGCATGATCCGCATGGGGCGATTCATCGACCAAATCGGCGACCGCTGTGCCAAGTGCCCGTACGCGGGTGATTGCTTGACCGGCGGGTACGCACTGCGCGGCGACGCGCGCAAGGACGCCGAACGCGCGTTGCAAGGTACCGACACGAGCTCGGCCGACGACCTCGTGATCGATTGAAACGACACCGACACTGCACGGCAGCACGAAACCCAACCCAACCCAACGAGAGTGACCGACATGTCCAAGACCAAAACGGCAGCGCCCGACGTACCCGCCCCCGCCCCCGCGCCCGGCCCGGCGCCCGCGCCCACAGCCAACGGCGGCGGCGGCGGCGACGGCCAGCTTGCGTTAGCGACGCACGATGAACTCGCGGCGCTCGGCATGACCGACGACGAGCTCGGCGACGACGGGCTCGCGCAAGTCGACCGCGACGACATCAAGATCCCGGCGTATGCCCTCAACGTGAAAGGCAAAGGGCCCGACGGCCGGCCGCTCGATTTTTCCGCGTACTACAACACCGTCGACGAGACGCGAAAACTCACGGTCAACGCCGCGTTTTTGCACTTGCACAAGTCGAACCTGTATTCGAAGTGGAATGAGCCGAAGAACCAAACCGACGTAATTTGCCGGTCGTATGATCGCATCACGGGCACCATGACCGCCGACGGGCGCGAGCGGCCTTGCGAGGGTTGTCCTGACGCGGTGTGGTACCGCGACAACGACGGCAAGCGGCGCAAGAATTGCTCGCCGGTGTACAACGTCTTCGCCGTCGACCGCGACACGTCCACACCGTTTGTCGTGCGGTTCAAACGCACCGCGTTGCCCGTAATCAAAACGTACTTACAAAAGCATCACATCGGTCGGCGGATCGTCAAAGGCGTGCGGCTGAACTATCCGTTGCACGTGTTCAGCGTCGAGCTTACGAGCACGATGTCAGACAACGGCAACTATGCGATCCCGATCTTGACGCGCGGTAAGTTGCTCGAGCGCGGCGAGGTCATGTCACTCGCCGCCAACGCCAAGGTGCTGCGCGAGCAAGTGTTGGGGATCTTGTCGCACGTCGAAACCGTCGCCGAGTCGCGGGAGGGTGCGGCCGATGACGGCGGCGACACGTCATTCGAGCCCGAGAAGTACGCCGCCGACGTCGGTAAGGATTTCGTCGCGTGAGGTTTAGCCAATGGACGATCTAGAACAAAAGCTCACGGCCGAGGCGGTGACGGCGTTGGTTCCATTCGAGCCGATCATGCGCTGGTTTGCTTTTGGGCATCTACCGCCCAAGCTCGCCGATGTGTCGTGTTGGTTTGCCGTGCTCGCAGTGGAAGTGACCG